CCAGGAGGTCCGGAAGAAGGTGAGCCAGACACAGCTACAGGCACACAATCTCCTATAGGTGGAGACACAGCACCAACAGGTGGCGGCGGAGAAGCTACTTAATTTTTAATTTTATCCAATATCCATCACCGGTCATGTGAGGATATATCTTATCAACAAAATTTACATTCTCACACCACAAAGGAACTTTTTTAAAATTTTCTTTACTTGTTAGAATAATTACAGATCTAATTTTCTTTCTTCTCATCTCATACATCCACTCATGGAATCTCGTCCAGGCATCTCGAGTTTTAAATCCAGAAAGTATCAACTTCATTGTGTTTTAAGAAATTTTCTTATTTCAATTTGTCTCAATATATTTTTTTCGTATAGATCTAATTGTTCCTGTATTTCTACTTCGACAATTTCAAACTGTTCTTCGTTGACATATGTTAATTGTTGTTTTAATTCTTGTATGGCAAGTAGTATTCTAGTTTCTTCTTCATTCAGCATAAACAGTTCAAATTCTGGATCTGATTGACTAAATGAAGTCAACATGAAGTACAACAGAAAAGAAAACAAAAATAATCTCATATATTAGTGTATGGTGTGTTCTTCATCGACTATCAACATTCTATTGTTGAGCCTGTCGATAAAGTATTTTGCAACAACCTTTAATTCATGAATTTCTTTTCTTTGATCTTTACTGAGTTTTTTTTGATTTTCTAACTGTACAATCAGAGTGTTGATAGCATCAAGTTCGTCTTGGAATAACTCTGCTACAGTAACTATTTCAGTTCTTGTCTTCATTACAACACTATTTACTCGAGCTGTAATAAATAAAAGTATCATGCGATATAAAGAACTTACAGAAGCATACCTACCCGATCAGGACGAGTTTCATCGTGCTGACATGGGCACTAGTAGAAAAACTAGGCTGACACTGAAGCATCTTAACAAATTAAGAAAAGTAAGAGAGATCAGACGTCAAGATCAAGAAGAGAATGCTGATTTTGTTGCGAAGATGTATGCCGCACCTCCTGTGGCATAATTGCAACAATTTCTGTTAAAGATCTTAAAATGTGGCAAAATTGGGTTTTTTTAAGAATATTTTAAAAAAATTGCAATTTTTCGCCCGGTTATACCCTGTTCTACGGACGAAGTGTTAAATAATAACATTAACATTATATAATTAGTGTATCGATACTATTATTAAAGGAGATGATCATGTCAGAAATGAGTTCAAAACTAGAACAAGTTCTTGAATATCTAGTAAACGGTGAGCAAGATAAAGCATCAGCTTTATTACACGATGTTATCGTTGAAAAAGCAAGAGATATCCACGAAGAACTTATTAACACACAGACAGCAGAATCAACTACAGAAGAAGTAACTTCAGAAGCAAAACACGACAAAGAAGACAAAGAAATGAAAAAAGAGTCAGCTGATGAAGAAGCAACTGATGAAGTTAAAGAAGAAGCTGTTGAAGAAAAAACAGAATCAACTAAAGAAGAAGCAGTTGAAGAAACAGTAGGCGGCGAAACAGGCGACGCTGAAGCAGATCTTAAAGCAGAACTAAAGCAAAAAGCTGAAGAAGATGCTGAAGAAATCGACTACGAAGAAACTAACGAAGACGATGGTGATGAAGATGGCGAAGCCGACGATCACGATCATGAAGACGTTGAAGACAAAGTAGACGATTTAGCAGACGCATTAGAAGAGCTAAAGGCTAAATTTGCAGAGATTGTAGACGGCAAAGAAGGCGAAGAAGATGGCGACATGGAAGGCGATATGGAAGCACCAGCAGAAGAAGAAGCTGATGAGTCTGTAGCACCAACTGAAGAAGCATCAACTGAGTTAGAAGAAGCTGAACTGAAGCCAGTTAAAGTGGCATCAACAGATGGTTCGGACAGCACGAAATCACCAGTAGCATCAAAAAATGATATGGGTGGTTCAGCAGGTAACATTGCACAAGGTGGCGAGGAAAAAGGTGGATCAGCTCCAGCTCCTCAAGACATGGGTGCAACAACAGAACCTAATATGTCACAAGTAAAAGCTGAAACAAAAGATGGAGCAGATGGTTCTGCAAAATCAACAATTTCAGGCAAGTAATAACTTGGTAAGAAGGGAGGCAAAACTATGATTCGTTCGTTGACAGAAAATTTAACATTTGATCAAGCAAAGATTGAAGTTTTAAAAGAAGGCAAAGACGAAAATAAAAGCCTCAAAATGAAGGGCATTTTCATAATGGGTGGTGTAGAAAACCACAACAAAAGAATGTACCCAGTTACTGAAATATCTAAAGCAGTATCAAGCATCAAGGAAAAACTTGATAGTGGATACAGCGTTTTAGGTGAAGCAGATCATCCAGAGAATCTTACTATTAATTTAGAAAGAGTTTCACACATGATAGAAGATATGTGGATGGATGGTCCAAATGGTATTGGGCAATTAAAGATTATGCCAACACCGATGGGTAAAATTGTAACAACTTTACTCGAAAGTGGTTGTAAACTAGGCGTGAGCTCGAGAGGTTCAGGCAATGTAGCAGATGGTGGTAACGTTCAAGATTTTGAAATTATCACTGTTGATATAGTAGCCCAACCGTCGGCTCCCGATGCATACCCAAAAGCAATATACGAAGGCTTATGGAATATGCGAGGTGGTCAGAAATTATATGGTTTAGGAAGAGACAGTATGTTTGATCCTAGAGCAGAAAAGTTTTTGGCTAGCGAAATTACTAAATTAATTAGTGAGCTAAACAAGAAATAAGGAGATTCAGATGGCAGACATTACAGAAATTTTTGGCACTGAAGGTTTAAGTGAAGAACTTAAATCGCAAGTTCAAGAAGCTTGGGAGAACAAGCTGTCTGAGGCTCGTGAGAATATCTCAGCTGAGTTAAGAGAAGAGTTTGCACAGAGATATGAGAATGATAAGTCACAGATTGTTGAAGCAATGGACAACATGATGTCAGATGCATTGAAGAAAGAAATTTCAGAATTTGCAGAAGACAAAGCAAAAGTTGTTAAAGAAAGAGTTGCTTATAAAACAGCAGTAGGTGAGCATTCGAATATGCTGTCTAAATTCATTACCGACGCTTTGGTAAAAGAAGTGAAGGAACTTAGAGAAGATAGAGATGCTCTCAAAGGTCAATTTACAAAGTTGGAAGACTTTGTAGTCAGACAACTCTCCAAAGAGTTAACTGAGTTTGCACAAGACAAAGCAGATCTTGTTGAAAAGAAAGTACAATTAGTTGCAGAAGGTCGTAAACTGATCGATGAAACTAAAGCGGCTTTCATCAAAAGAGCGGCAGGTATTGTGGAAAATACAGTTAGTTCGACGCTAAAAAACGAAATGACAGCACTTAAAGACGACATCAAAGTTGCTAAAGAAAACAACTTTGGTAGAAAAGTGTTCGAGGCGTTTGCAGGCGAATACATGAGTTCTTACCTCAACGAAGGTGGGGAAATTCGTAATTTGCAACAGCAAATTGCAGATCAGCAAAAAGCAGTTTCCGAACAGGAAAAGGCTATAGAGCAAAAAGACGCTGATATCAAAGCAACAGAAACTAAACTAAAGATAGCAGAAGACAAGATTGTTAGAGAAAAAACTTTAGCAGAACTTGTAGATTCACTATCAAAAGACAAACGTCAAGTTATGGTTGAGTTGTTAGAATCAGTACAAACAGCGAACTTGAAAAAACAGTTCGAAAAATATCTACCAGCGGTACTAAATGAAGATGTTAAGTCAGAAGATGACAAAACAATCATCACTGAGCACACTGGAGATAGAAACATAAATATTGATGATAACAATTCAATTAATGCAGATATCGTTAATATTAAAAGACTAGCAGGGTTAAGGAGTTAAACACTATGTCAGACAAAACGTTAACAGAAAATTGGAACGACACTAAAACTGCACTGCTTGAAGGTTTAAACGGTCAGAAGAAAGAAACTATGAGTGCTGTATTAGAAAACACTCAAAAGTACTTGGCTGAGGCCGCTACAGCAGGCGCAACAGGTGCCGGCAACGTTGCCGCACTAAACAAAGTGATCCTTCCAGTAATTAGAAGGGTTATGCCTACAGTGATCGCTAACGAAATCGTTGGTGTTCAACCTATGACAGGTCCAGTAGGTCAAATCCACACATTAAGAGTTAGATACGCCGACTCCGCTAACGGTATTACAGCAGGTCAAGAAGCACTTTCACCGGCTGGTATCGCTAGAGGTTATTCAGGTGATGACTCTTCATCTGGTACAACAGCAGATACTACTTCTTCAAAAGAAGGTACTGCGGGTAACAGATTATCAATTCAAATCTTAAAGCAAACTGTTGAAGCTAAGACAAGAAAACTATCAGCAAGATGGACATTCGAGTCGGCTCAAGATGCTAACGCAATGCACGGTTTGGACGTAGAAGCAGAAGTAATGGCGGCACTAGCACAAGAAATTACAGCT